TCAGTCTTACCTAGCTCTTGAACTTTGACATTGGGGTCTAACTCGGATACTTTCATACCCATCATCGTAGCAAATGCACCGACGAAAGCACCGACGATGGTAGAGAATGCTGGACCAATAATCTTAAAGATTTCGTTGTTATCGATTGTCTCGTTTGGAACAAAAAGGCCAATCATCATAGTCACAACAACTGACATCATAATGATGCCGAGAATGGCCGCAGCCATCTTCATGATGGTAAGTTGGATCTTACCCTTCTCAATTTCTAGTTCTTGAAGAGTATCAATCTCTTTTCCAACTGAGAAAAAATTTAACAAACTCATCGTGCATTCCTTCTTATAATTTTCTTCGTCTTTTTATAATTTGCTTGTGCTTTCTTAGAAACACCAGGTTCGGCTTGATTTGGAATATTTGGATTGTTGATACCAATACCAGCAACAGCACCGCCAGCAACACCCATCTCTGTCACAAACTGTTTAAATGATAGCGTCTTATTCTCCAGCTCTTCTGCTAGAGCAATAACTTCTGGGTCTTCATGTGCCATGTAGAATAGTTCCTCTAAAATATCGTCATCATATTCTACACCTTCTTTTACCAATGCAACCGCTGCGGCAAAAGAAAGAAAGTTCTTACTTTCTACTGGCACCATATGAATAATTCTTTTCAATCTAAAAACTAAACGATGGAGATAAGTATATGCTTCTCTCTCAACATCGGTATTTAGTTTTGAAATTGGTGTGATTTCTTTGCCCTTCTTGTCGATAATGCCCAAGCGGTATGCGTCCGTTCTTTCAAACGGAGTAGTGAGCATCCATAGGACGCGCAGTGCCATAGCATTATCAATTAACTTAGCCATCTATTTTCCTTAATGCCGCAGCAACTTGTAAATCTAAAGGCACATCTGGTATATCATCTACAGTCATTCTATTTAGATAAACTAGAAATGTTTTCAGGTATGACCAATACTTATTTTCTAATTTATATAAAAGCATCAAAGTGGTTTCATTACCGAATACGTTATACAAAACTATTAAGTGATTGAGTATCAATCTTTCACTTAATACATCTGTTGTTACATATCTACGAAATAATCGTTTGATATACTTAAATCGTTTTAAATCTTCTTCAAGGTCAGACATACCAAGGCAACCTCGATTGTCATAACTCTTAATAGCAAAGATCAAAAAATTATCATCATTTAGTTCAAACATATTATGTTACTGTCGCCGTTCCTCCAATGAAATACCAGACTGTTCCTTGGAACATAAGTGTCGCGGTATCTCCTGCCCCATTAAAAACAATACTAGAATGACCAATATTGGACGTAATACTTAGTGTATGATTTGCGGAATTTGATTGCATGATGATAGTTTTAATTTGGCCATCAACACCATCAACAATGGTTAAAGTACCACTAGCATCAGGTGACGTAATCCTTGTTACCGAAGATGTAATTGAAATGGCACCCCCAGACGATAAAGTCTGCGGAGTGCCACCCAATACTAATTTGTCTTCTAAAACTACCGGGACAGGAATGCCGCCGAACAGATTAGCAATAGTAATCTTATGATCATATGGACTTGTATTTGGTTTCACTAGATAAATCACATCAGCCGAAGCGACTTCGGTTGCTGGATTCATCGCTGTTACTTTGCTATCTGCCATTGTTTAATGCCTTATGCGTCTGGGAATTCAATATCATCAGCAGCATCGCTAGATGCAATAGCATTCTTAGAGAGTGCCACAAGAACTTCATACTTCACACGACCAGCATGAGCACCAGTTCCAACTGTGCGCTGCACCCAACCAGAGTGAGGAGCAGAAGTACCAGTTTCACCAGTACCCTTAGCAGCAGTTGCAGTTGCTTGATCAGCAGATGCTTGGATTTCGAAATACTGAGCATTGTTACCAGTGCCAGTTAGATTAAAACGACCAGTCGATATGAATGTCTGCGAGTTGTTACCAGTGCCGCTAATATCGATAGCAGCGCCACCCGAAGTCAATGCTAGTTGGAAAGTATCAGTAGTCTTATTGACAACAAAGTAATCATTACCCGAAGTCAAACCAGTAATACTCGTACCACCTTGGTTGTTGTAGTTAAGTTCTGCACCATTAACTAGTCCATGGGCAGTTGAAGTGATAAAATTAGTAGTTGTGTTAACATTAGTAGTAGCAATAGTCATATTAGCAACAGCAGTGGCACCACGAGCGGCAGTGTTATACAGGATGAAAGCACTTGAATTTACTTGTCCTGGATAGTAAGATGTTCCGTTTGTCAGACCAGCAAGTTCAGTACCACCATTATGATAATACTTGATTTCTTCGCCAGCAGTTAATCCGTGATTGGCATAAGTGATGGCTTCTGTTGTAGTATTAACGCCAGATGTAGGAATAGTGCGCTTTGGTTTCGCAATAGCAACAGTTGGCACAGTTTCATATGACGAACCAGTGTTCGTTACTGCGACTGCCGTTACTAATCCACCTGCGATGGAAGCAGTTGCAGCGGCAGAAGAACCACCACCACCTGAGAAGGTAACTGCAGGAACTTCGAGGTAACGTGTGCCACCTTGAATTAGTGCAACCGAGGCAACATTGTCACCACCAGCAGCGATTTCAGTATTGTCAACACCAAAGACTTGGGTTGATTGGAAATCTGTTGTCGAAACCGAAGCGATTGAGGTTGGTTTTTCACTGATTGTATAATTCTCACCAGAAAATACAGTAAGAACTGTTCCTGGGTTCGCATTAATTACCGTAGCAACTGTGTCGCTGGCAACAGCAATAGCAATCATTTCCTGATCAGCAACACGAACAACATCACCAACTGCAAGAGCAGGATCGAAGTTTGTGCCTGAACCTGTTAGAGTAGCACGACCGTAATCTAGACTTAGTGTGAAGGTATGTGAAGCACCAACACCGTCAGTCGAAGCGATTACTGTTGGATCATTATGTAGTGCCTGTGCCTCAGTAGCAGCAACCATAAAAGTATCTGTAGTAACATTGGTAACATAATATGTGCTACCAGATGTTAGTCCAACAACAGAGGTTCCTCCGCCGTTTGCATATGCAACAGCATCACCAAGTTGGAATGGATGTGCTACAGAAGTATACACGCCAGCGGCATGACCTGTAGCACCATTGAATGTGATAGCAGGTGCAGTAAGAGTTACCGTTCCTGCCGATGTTTTATCGTCTTTATTACCCCATGCGGACATTAGTTGTCTCCCTTTTTATATTCTTGATCTACAAAGTTAAAAAATTGTTTGCGTTTTTCTTCATCAAGTTCCGAGGGAGACTTGATACCATACTGTGTAAGTGCTGCATCAAATGTGGTCTTATAAGATTCATTCATCTGTGTGAAGGCAGCGATATCAGCCATTGCTTCGCCTCGACGAGATTCAGTTGCCATAACCTTTGCCTTCTTAACGCCTTTCATTGTGCCACCCCAACGCTTACGACCAGCAAGTTCGCGACCCTTAGCACGATGATCGTCAAAACCACCTAGATTATCTGCTTCTGCCTTTGCTTTTCGAGCATAGCTCCCAACAGTTGCCCTTGAAAGTTCATCGATTGTTTCGACTTCTTCGTTGCGGGCACTTTTCAAATCGGCGGCGCTAGGTGCACCTTCGGAACCAGGCTTGCGCATACGCTCACCCGATCCAGCTTTAATTCTCTTACGCTTGGCATGAATGTTATCCCAGAGGCCGCGCTTCTCTTCGACTGGCTCGGCTTCTTCATTCTTCTGCACATTCATTGCCTTCTTAGCAAGATACTGTGGAACATTCTTCACGGTGTTACCGTATTTGTCTTTGCGCTCACCGGCTTTTTTATATGGACCTTCGAACGGCATACCATCTTTTGATTCGTTCATCTCACCTTGCATATAGTTGCTTGCGGTCGAGATGTAATCTTCTGCCAGAGTAATCTTAGACTGCACCCATTCAGGTAGGTTAGTGTCATCGGAAAGCATGTCATGCATACGTTGCGAGTTGGCAATGATTGACTTCAGTTGGCTCATTGCCATGTCACCTTCGTAGTCATACTCTGTCTTTTCTTTTGCTTCAGTAGCATAAGTCTTAGCACCCACTCTAGCTTTATTAAAGATAGCATCATCACCCAGAACCATGAACATCATGGTGTTTAAGAAGTTTGCCATGATGTCGCGCTCGGCACCTTGAAGAGGGTATCCACCTTGTATCTTAGCAATACCTTTGCGTAACAAAGGAATTGTATTCGATGGCATTAGTCCGGCGCGAACCAGTTGCTGCAACCGCATATCTAAATCTACTGACTCTGCTAACAGAGTATCTTTAATTGTTTGTTCGAGTGACATTAGTATCTCCTTATCCTCTATATTTATGACTTAGAGGATGCACGGATCATCCAACCGTGTTTAGCATGAACATCTAATCTTTCTTCAATTAAGTTCAGTAAGCCTCTATTATTTTCCGCGTCTGCTAATTTATGGGCTGAATTTAAAGCCTCAATAACAGATGCGTTTGCGTCATTAAGGTCGGCCAGCATACCAGATACATCTACACCATAGATATTTGATTCTTTGATAGTAGTAATCGAAGCCAACTCTGTCATATTATATGGAGCATATTCATCCAATGCTCTAATCTCTTCTGCGATGGTATCTACAGCCGCAAATAGTTCTTGATAGATACCAGAAAAAAAATCATGAAACTGTGAGAAGTCTTTACCTTCTACATTCCAGTGAAAGCCATGTGCCTTAAAATACATTGCATATGTATTTGCCAGAACAATTTTAAGGGAAGTATTCAACTCATCCATATTATTTCTTCTTCGTTCTTGCGTTAGTCACGCGGCTCTGATCACGCTTTCTTTCGCTTTGTTGTAGGCGGATTGAAAGTCTTGATACCATAGGTGCCATACGCTTTACTTGTGCTTCGATACGTGCCTTTTCAGAGGCTGATACAGAAGATGGGTCGCGGTTACGTAGAATGCGCTTGTAAACCATTCTACGAGCGGCACGAATTGAGCGGCCCTTAATTACATCTGGTGTAGCGATACGCTTTAGCGCCATATTCTTTGCAAGATTACGGCGAGTCTTGTTGCGCATTGCAGCAAATCTTTTCTTTAGACGACCCTGCGGAGTGATAGCTTCATCTAGTTCGCCTTCATTATCATCTTCGTCTTCTAAATCTTCGGCATCATAGTATTTACTCAGGTCTTGCCATGAAGAGGATTCAATTTCATTAGTGACATCGGCTTCAATTACAGCCAAGTCTGCCTCGGTGTATTGGTTTGCCTCGTTGTCGGCGTTCATGTCCTCTAAACCAGGTAGAGGTGATACTTGATACGGCGAAGGATAATTTGCAGGCGAAATACCATCTGTGCAAGGTCCCATAGTCTGACCCATAGTCTCTTCTGAGATTGCCCTCATGAAGTCCGCATGTGACTTGTGCGCTCTCTTTACTAGACCTTCTTTTTCGATTGAAGACTTCAATGAGTGATAGCGGTCGTTGAACTTCTCTACATGATTAGGTGCTACGTGGTGTTCTGCACCATCATAGAACTTAACCTTTGAACCAATAGAAGTGGCTTTACGAAGTTGCATAACAAGATGTTTAGGTTCTTCTGCTCTCTGGACTGCCTTTTTCTTTGCAATATCTTTCTTGGCCTTTGCGATTTTTTTCGGATCGGCAAGTGTCTTTCTTAGTTTGGCAGCAAATTCAGAACGCTTCTTGGCACCTAGAGCCGAGATTTCGTCGAGTTGTTGTTCTTGGATAGCATCACCAGAAAATGGATTCATCGCTGGAATCTTATCAGCCGCTAGGCCTTCTTGACCGGGTGTCATAGCTGCCCACTTCTTGCGAAGTTCTGGGCTACCCCATTCGTCTTCTTTACCTAGTTCTTCTTTGACAGTGCTGTTGTTTAAACGTTTTGCCATGCCAGCACGAATTCGCGAGAGAGACCCAACACTGCTCTGTGGTGTTCTTGGTTTTTCAGCAGCAGGATGCATCGTAGGTTTAGCAATCGGCGGACGTTTTGGTGGCGTTTTCGGCGTATAACCATTACTAACGCTCTGCGCATTTTGGTCAATACCATACTCGTTGATCTGTTCGATTTCTTCGTTACAATTCCAGCGACGAAGTGACATAGCCTTACGAGTTGGACGACCCTTCTCATCCTTCATTGGACCTTTCATGCCACCCATACGGGCGCAGAATGATCTACGACGACCAGCAGCTTCGCCTTTGGGGTCTAGCTTACTAGGAGGTGTAGTAACGGCAGTCTTAATACCCATGGCCTTTGCACCCTTGCGAGTTAAGCCAGCGCCATCTTCTGTCTTGCGATAGTGACCCTTAGAATCTTCGCCACGTTCCGTGATATCTTGAACTTCTTCGGGTAAACCTTTTTTGCGGCGCGCGGCGGCTGTAAAATGGTCTGGGGTTCCTGTATCTGGATCCATCTTTAGTTTCGCACCTGCTTTTTTTGCTACTGCGGCCTTTGCTTTGGCAATAATATCTGTTGCTTCAGGCACACAGTTAGGAACCATGCGCTTACCCTTTTTCTTCATGCCGACACGCTTGTAGCCGTCCCAGCATGCCTCATCGACTGCTTCTTCAGGAAGAACAGAAGACTTAGTTACCTTTGACTTGAATACTGTGTGGTCAACACCGACTCTCTTTGCTGCAACCTTATGTGCATGAGCGGTGTTCTGAGCCTTAACATGGACCGAACCAGCAGCAACAGCTTTACCAGCATGTTGCTTAGGGAAGTCTACCTTCCACATACCATATGCCTCATCAACCGTGTTTGATACTTCGGTAGTCTTTGCATTCAATGGCTTGCGACCCTCTTTCTCGGTTGCTTTCTTATATGCAACGTCCATATCTTGGTCTTTATCGCTCTCTTGAGGCTTTAGACCAGGATTTGGATGATAACCATAGTCGCCTTCTTTAGGAAAGCCTTCTCTTGGATAATTATCAGTGGCTTCTTTGACATTGCGACCCATGCCGCTCGAATAGGTATTCAATTCATATGGGTGTGTGCCACCCTTGTTGAATACTTGGACATGTACCATGTGCTTCTTGCCACTAGTATGAGTGGCTGGCATACTTACAGAAGTGGTATTACCTTCGCTTGGCTTCTTTGAGCCAACACCAACGTGCTGGAATCTATCATCGTCACTTACATTAAGACCGAACTTTTGGTGGTGTGATAGTGCGTGATTGATTGCATCTGTATACGATTTGTGATACAGTGTGTAATCAGAAACACGAGCCTCTTTCAGTCGCGCCTTTGCTTTCTCAATAATATTAGCCATTAAAAGTATCTCCAGAAGCTAAACGTTTGCTATATTTATAACAATTACTTCTTCGATTTCTCGGAGTTGATACGATCAACCTCAGTTTTGTTATCTGCAATCCACTTCTGTAGGGCAATCAATTGCTGGGCGTTTTGCTGGCATCTGGAGTAGTTTGTGATGATTCCGACGAGGGCCGTAGTGTCTGTAATTCCTGAGGAGGACGCATCAGAAGCTCGGGTGGGGTCGGCATCACTGGCAGTGGCACTAGAGTCGTGCGTGAACACCCAGCCGTTAGACATAACAGACTGGCTAGGAACAATGTTTTTAGCGGTATCAATGTAAACATATTCTTTCTCTCTAATTGTGTTTGTTCTATCAACATATTCAGTAACTACATTGTTACTTATTTCAGCATTCTTTTTCTCAAGTTCGGCAACTTGTGTGCTTGCCTTAGCAGCAAATCTTTGAAGTTCTGCTTCAGCATAGGCTGATCCCTTCATGTATCCATATAAGAATACACCAAGTATTAAAGCAGCGCCTGCTAATAATTTATATGGGAGAGGGATCATACCGAACATATTTAATTCCTTATTCTTCTTCTGACTTCTTGGTTGGTTTCTTTGGTGCAAACTTTTCTACACCAGTAATACCAAGAGTGCCGATAACAATATACATTACACCGTTGAAGATGAATTCCTCGATGGTGAAGTCCCAGAATAGATTTGCAATATAACCAGTAGCAATAAGCAGAGTAGATATAACTGCAACCCAACGTTTAGTTGAAGGATTACCACCGTCTGACATCATGTCTTTAATGTATGTTAGCAACCCGCCCATCTTAGAGTCCTAGAAAGTTCTTGAAGGACATTGCTTCATGGAGTCCCATTCCATGGCGAACATCTTTATAGAGTTCGCTCTTATGCTTTGTGGACATTGCACTGGGTGCCATCTTATGAAATTCTTTCTCATTGCCAGCAGCGGCATGTTGACGCATCTTGGTACCAGATGCACCAGCTACACCAGTGTCAGCATCCGAACGTTCTTTACCAACAGTATGAATGGTAATCTTCTTAAAGTTGTAGTGACCGTGACGACCTTCTTTGCCGTTATACTTATGCGCAAGGGCATGAAACTCGTGGGCCCTGTCTGAACCAACGTGTAAGTGTAAGTGAGTAACGCCTTCACTATGAAGTCTTGACATTTGATGTAGCAGAGTGGGATGTTCTTTATCTAGCAGACGCACATTAGCACCCGGGAATGCCCTCTTAGCATGTTTCAACTTCTGTTCAGGCGTCAAAGGATTCTTCTTAGCATCATGTGTGCCAGTAAGAACGATGGTATGTCCGTGTGAGCCAGCAGTGTTACGAACCTGGTTTACAACAGCTTCATGTCCGACTGTAATCGGATTCATTCTACCTTGTGTGATATGATGATGAACGTCAGCCATTATTTACCCTTGCTTGCTCTTAGAATTGCACTACGCTCTCGGTTAGCTTTCGAGAAGCCTTCGCGGTCAACAACTTTAAGGCCATGAGCGACATAGCCTTCGCCGCCAGCGGCTGCACCATTAATATGTGTCGAGAACCCACCACCACCGGCACGATCTAATCCTCTGGCAAGATGATTTGTCGCCTGTTGTAGGTGATGGTGAATTTGAAACGATTTTTGGAAGTGCTTCTTGTTGGCATCTACTTGAGATAGATGAGTATTCATAGTAGCAGTCTTGCGCTCTTTAGCAGCCGGAGTCTTGACGGCATCTATCAGTTTCTGGTGCGAAGTTTCTAAATGCTTCCTGTATCCTTCGACTGAAGGTTTTTCACCGCTTGTAACAGTTCTATTGATATATGTTCTTAGGTGTATTTCGTGACCCGGCAGATGCTGATACGAGTGACTTTTCATTAACTTTTCTGCCGCGCTCAGATGCTCTTCTGCTTGGGACTTAACTGCGGAAGAAAGTTTACGCTCTTTGTCTGATACAAGATGTTGTACCATGTGAACATCAGGATGTGATTGAAAGTGCGACATGTCCGTGATAGGATGTGCGGTTCTTTCTGGACCCTTTAGCTCCGTGTGTATAGTAACACTAACCTTGGATTTCTTTAGCTTCTTTGCTTCTTCGCTACCAGCATCTGCACGATATTCAATCGTATTTGGAGTATGCGAGATGTGTGTTGTGTATTCTGATCTTCCAGAAGGTTCGCTCATATATCCGCCCTGGTATTCACCGGGCTTTTTTGGAATAACTTTACCTAGGTGGGCATGAAGTGCTTTCAGAGGACCAACAAGATACGGTTTATGGCCATGTTGCTTTTCAATATCGTCGGCGGAATAGTTGTAGTGAGAACCAGCGCCCTTATACTTGACACCAATCTTACCCTCTGGTGTCCGAATTACATGGAAAGACATTCTGTCATCTATCTTACGAGTAGATGGTGTTTTCCCACGTGCAACACCACGCAGAGTTTCCAATGCGTGGTGTGCAGCGTCTTGACTATCAAATGATCTATCAGAGGGATGCTCTATGTGAGCAATACCACCAGTGTGGGTCGCCTCAGTGATAAATTGTGTAAAGGATAACATAAGGGTCTCATCTCTATTGATTACCCTATATTTATAATACTTTCGAAACACACTCTCTCTTTTCTATCTACTATTATATAGTAGCAGATTCTGAGGAAATGTCAAGCGGTATTTTTATGCCAGTATAGCACTCAATTCTTCGGTAACATCCACTGCGGTAAGATCGATAGGAGGAAAATCGATTGCGCCATTTAGATTGGCTTGGAATGTTTCAGAATTTGTAGGGGCTTCTGCAAAATAAATTTCAAATCCAGCTACAGTTTCACGAACAAATGAATCGCCGCCCTCAAACATATGAGCGACCTTATCAAGTTCCTGATTAATCATTTCAAATGTTGGTTCGCCAGTAAAATACTTGACGATATATTCTTTTGCACCCACTGTCTTCCATAATGGAAGATCTGAACTGCCAACATTTGTCCACACAAATGAAGATACTACAAGTTTAAGATTCAATTCGTCCATATTATTTCCTAAAAACTGGTGCGCCCGGTAGGACTCGAACCTACTACCTCAAGATTAGAAGTCTCGCGCTCTGATCCAGATGAGCTACGGGCGCATAATTACTTTATACTACATTTATAATGTGTTGTCAAGTTAAAACTCAAACTTTGAGAAATCTCTTCGCTTGCCAATGGTAGTATTTTCAAACACTGGAACATCATCTTGTCCAGAGTCCATAATACCAGCCTGAGCATCATCTTCCAAGTCATACAGTTTCATCTTGCCACGGTCGATACCAACCATGAAGCGTTTGTTCATACCTGGGTCGTTGTAACGATTCTTCAACTGCTTTATCATCAACTGGCCCATCTTGTCGAGTTCTTCTGTTGCGATAAGGGCAAACATCAAGTCAGCCGTAGCTGGTAGACCAAATGATTCCGACGTATCTGTCAATTCAACATCTGAATTGGCATAACCACTACGGGTTGTCTGAGTAGCAGAGACGATTGGCAAATCAAACTCTACAGCCAGACCACGGAGTTCTTCTGCGATACCCTTAATGACAGTGTAAGAGTTGGCACCAGACGATGCTTTGTAGCGACTAGAGGCACAAATATTCAGATAGTCAATGAAGATAACATCAGGCTTGAAGTTTCGTTTCAACTGAAGTTCATTCAACAGAGCCTTGAAGTGACCGACATGGGCACTGGCTGTTGGATATTCCTTGACAATCAAACGACCTTCTGTCTTTGAACGTATCTTGGCAATGCGCTGGTCGAACATTGACTTAGACAGGTCTTTTAGTTCTTGGATGTTGACATTCATTAAGTTGGCGTCAATACGTTCTGCGATACGTTCTTCTGCCATTTCCAGAGTGATATACAAAACGTTCTTGTTCTGACCCAATGCACCTGCAGCCATGTGGCACATGAACAGAGACTTACCAACACCAGTACCAGCAAGAGCAATGTTCAATGTCTTATTTGGTAGACCACCATTGGTAATCTTGTTGAACATCTCGAGGTCAAACGGCAACTTAGTTTCTGCCCGGTGATAGAAATCAAAACGGTCTTCGGCGTTATCAATGTAGTCATGTCCTACGTTGTTATCAAACCCAACTGCCAATGCATCTTGGAGAATGGAAGGAATACCATCTTGCGAATGTACCTTGTCTTCGCCATCAATGATTTGAATTGATTGCATAATAGCATTATACACGGCTCGGTCTTTACAGAACTTTTCCGTCTGGTCTAGAAGCCACTTCTCATTGGCATCCACATCATCATCAAGTGCGGTTAGAGTTTCTGTAACGTGCTGATACTCTTTCTCATTTACCTTGCGGTCATTTTGTAGAGCAATGTTTATGGCATCGATGGTAGGAAGAGAATTGTATTTTGTCACAAACTCATTGATATAACGATAGATTAACTTTTCAGCGTTGTCTGTAAAATATTCATCTTTAATGAATGGGATTACCTTACGCAGGTAATCCTCATCCGAAATCAACTTACTTAGGATAATAGTTTCAATTTTCTTCTGCAACATTCACATCCTCTAGTTCAAAATATTCTTCATAATCATTAGCAATCTTCATACAACAATCTTCACATACCCACTTCTCAAAAGTTAGGCCATGTTCTGAACCATGTAGGCAGATTGCGGCATCTTTCTTAGGATTGATGCCGCAACCACATTCGTCACAGATTTTCGTATTCTTCTGAAACATCTTCATCAAGAATTTCCACATTTTCACCCTCCATCATTTGTCCACCTGCCATGCGGTATCGTTTTTCAATCCAGTCACTGAATGTTGGGTCGGTCAGAACTGGCAGCCAGAATTCTTTATTGTATGTATCATTCAAGCGATGCTTCTTTTCTTCTGTTGCCAACTGGTACCAACCATTCGATGGCTTGATAACGTGACCGCTTTCTAGTGCCATATCAAGTAGACCAGACCACTTACTGATACCACCTTCAAAGGTAACTTCAATAGGAATCTTTGACTTCTCACGAACATAACGAGACTTTTCGACGTTAATGATAAAGTTGTAACCAACTACCTCAGTGCCTTGCTTCTCTTGCTGGCGACCAATAATAAAGATATTATCAGCCGAGTAGTAGATGCCGGTACCACCAGAAACGATTGCCTTAGGGAACATACCGATTTCCATGTAAGTATGATTGACAACTACCATAGGAATGTCCTTGATGGTAAGATGTGGCGTAATCATACGAAACAGAGACTTCATCTGCTTGGCGCGGGTCATATCTGCAACCGACTTACCATCTAGGGCATCATCAACTTCTTTCTTAGAAGCAAGGTTACCCACAGAGTCAACTACAATCATGACACGGTCCTTGCGTTCAAGTTCGTTGACTTGCTTCATGATATCATGTTTCAATTGTTCAATGTCTGTGATGGGAGTATGAACGACCTTACCAGTATCAATGCCAAAGTTCTCAAAGTATGACTGAGGAGCACCAAACTCGGAGTCATAAAACAGGACGATACCATCATCATACTTGTCCAAAAAACTCTTCACCAACATCATGGCAAATGCAGTCTTAAAGTGTTTCGATGGGCCAGCAAAGACAGTCAATCCTGGTGTCAGACCACCATCTAACTTACCAGACAGAGCCACATTCAATGCGGGAACGGAAGTCTGGATTAAATCCTTGGTGCTAAACAGTTTGCTTTCTGATAGCACATTCGTTTCTTTGATGGTGGTATTCTTTTTCAGTTTGTCAAGTAGTGCGTTCATGCGAATAGGTCCTCCAATGTTGCTTTAGGTTCAGTAGACCAGCCTAGGCCGTCTACAATCATGTTAAGTGGGTCAAGAAATGCTTTCTGGAACATCATCTTATAGTCTATATACCGGTGAATGTCAAGTTCTTTTGGCATTATTCCGAGAAAAGCAATACAATTTTCGTGCATTGTATTAGGCTCTTTGAGATAAAGAAACTTAATCTTTTCACCCTCTTGAATTAATTCATACTTCTTGTCAAGATTTGCTTTCTTGATCATATGGTTATACATCAAGGCACCACGAACGTGCATCGGTGTCCCCTTGCCGTAGATATCAGCCGTAGATGTATACTTAGACAACCCATTTACACCTCGTGGGAATGCAATCTCTTCAGGTGACATCTTGTAAAATGCCGCACGGGTTTCTTCAATGAACTTCTGTAGAGTTGCTTCGTCGGAGGTCAGGCAGAGTCTGACGGCTTCTTTGAGGCTCTTGCGGACGGGCGCTGGCGTAGACGAGCGGACGATTTCGAGGCCCATGACTTTGAGTTTTGGCTCATCGTAACGGACGCCTTCGTTGTCATAGACATTAAGTGCATACCTCTTTTTTGCAACCCAGATGCCACGTTCCGCGATTGCCTCGCGTTTGAATATAATTTTCTTCTGAAATGCATTCGTGTAGTCCGCAAGTCCATCGCAACTCTTGTTGATCGCCTCTGTGATTTTCTCTTCGCAGATTTTATCGAGAACGCCAATGAGTTTGTCGCGGTCCATATCAGGATAAAACTTACTAACAAGAGGCTCCAGGGAAATATAACAAGAATCAGTATCACTGTAGAAAGAGTAGTTGTGTCCATTTGTTCCTACGACCTTGTTGAGATATGCGTCAAGTGCCTTACCTACTTCCTGAATAATATACTGGCCAGTCATAGTGATGCCTTCAGCCACACGGGCATCATAATAACGGAAGTATTCATTACCCATGGCACCGAAGAGAGAGTTCAACTGAATCTTTCTTGCCATTTGAAAGTTATTATACTTCGAAATGTCGTTCTTTAGTTTGGGATTTTTAGTAGCTTCATATTCTTTTTGGGCGGCAATCATCAACTTCTTATAGCGTTGACGGTCATCGAAGAACTTCTCTACGATTTCTGGAAACAGACCTTGCTTCGTGCGATTATAGCAATACCCATTCGAAGTCATACAATAGTCATTGTCTTTTAGGTCATCGAGGTCAAAAGTTTTATCAAGAAGGCCGCGGACTGTGGTGTCTTTGACATAACCATTTACCATGGTTTCAGGCGACATGTTATACTGCATAATGATTGATGGATACAGAGATGTAGCATCGAAAGAAACTACCCAGTCATACTTACCGGGCTTAGGTTCTTGAACGAAAGCACCTTCGATGCCACGACCCTGCTGGTCTTTCTTCTGCGGAATGTGAATGTTCTTATCATACAGGTGATTGTAGAGAAGGCAATCCCATGTGCGAACCTGTGAGAAAACGTCATTGTAATTACACTTGGCATCATAAGCCATTGTGAGAATTAGTTCAATCAACTTCAACTTACGTTCAAGTTCGTCCACAATTTCAACGTCTCGAACGTTGTATTCAACAAACTTCTGCCAGTCTTTAGTATAGAACTCACGGAAACTTTCATAGGGATTTTCCAGCTTGTTCTTACCAAGTTCCACAGAAGCAATATGGTCTAGCTTGTAGGACTCTTGGTTAGAATACGTAAACTTCTTAAAGAGGTCCAGATAATCTAGAACCGCGATTCCCTTCATTTCATAGGTAAACATCTCGCGACCCATGACGTTCATGTTCTTGCGCTGCACTAGACCCCAAGGAGAAAACTTTTTCTTAGTGGCATTTTCATCATTGAACAGCCGCTCTACACGGGCAATCAAGTATGCAATATCGAAAAGTTCAACGTTCCAACCAGTGATGATATCTGGATGGTTGTCAGAATGAAAACGGACATAAGTTTCTAGCAGGTCACGCTCATTGTCGCATTTAACATACAGAAACTTATTACCAGTGGCACGAAGGGTGGTAATTTCTTCTGAGTTTACATCATCAAAATCACCACAACCAAAGGTAATAATCTGGCGAGATACTAGGTCTTTGACCGTGATGAGAAGAATCTCTTCAAGAGGATTATTGATATCTGGAAAACCAAACTCGGTTTTCGTTTCGATATCAATCGTCTGAATCTTTAGAGCATTCATGTCCCATTCAATTTCACCAGGAAACTTATGTGTGATATATTGGTAGCCAAAGTTTGTCTGACCATAGATAGGAAAGTTATCTACTTCACCATAGGTTTGAATAAACTCTTTGGCGTCATTGTTACTTTGAAACTCAACCGGCTGAAGATTGTCGCCATACAGAGACTTGTGGACACCCTGTTCTTTACTCTTTACATAGAGAACAGGAGAGAAGTCTTCTCTACGATTAAAGCGCACACCATTATGAACACCTCGAACAAGAATCTTGGAGCCATATTGGTGTGCGCTGGTATAAAACTTCATGTAGACCTCTTTTCAATTCAAATACTAATATACTATAAAACATGGCAAAAGTAAAGAGGTTTATTTTTTCTTTCTTCTTGATAATAGTAATTCTAAGTCCATATCTTTTGTGCCTCCATCATATGGCAGAGCATATCCCTCATCAATCATCTGGTTATTCAACGAAGTCTCTTGACCATTGATGAACAGATGACCGATGATACGGCCATACTTCTCTGTGCTATCTGGTAACTCAGTCTTAATTAGAATATCTTTAGCGTCTGCAAGAGTTTTCTTCATCCATTCTTTAGACTCAAGTCCCAACGCTTTTTCTTTGAGGTTTGTAGTGCGACTTTCTGGAGTATCAATACCCGCAAGACGAATTCTTTTAGTAAGGGAAATATCAAAACCAAGGTCGATATCTGCATCAATCGTGTCTCCATCTACAACTTTGGTAACTGATTTGATGCGGTAAATATATGGAGTTATGTTTAATTGTGTCATACGATAATCTTACTTTCCGGTAGAACAATTCCACTACCAAACCGAACATTATACTCGTTAACCATTCCAGTATCTGGTTCGAAAATAGAAACAACTGCACCAGCGCGGATAGGAATGTCCCCGGTCTGAGCATACGGACAAAAGGGTGCTAGTCCAATACCAAACTGATTATTCTGGTTAGGTACCATCATAATCAATAGAGGCTTTTTCAGAATAACGAGGCCTTCAATACTCTCATCAATATCAGCAATGATTTCCTCGCCACTGATTAGCTTTATACATTTAATATTGGACATAGCATTCACCTTCTTAAATTATTACTTAGTTTTACCTTCTGCCAAAAATTCGGCAGCTTGTGATGGATATTCGTTATCCCCATCGGTAATGTCAATCTTCTTAGCTTTCTTTTCTTCTGGAATAAATGCTTCCAACCAAATTTTCAGCATACCATTAACCAGAGAAGAGCTTTTTACTTCCACATTGTCAGCAAGAGTGAATTCGCGTTTGAATCCTCGCTCTGCAATTCCCTTATAGAGATATTCGGTGTTGTCAACAGAGTCGATTTTACCGCGTATACTCAATAGACCTTCTTGCAATTCAATATCAATTTCCGACTTACCGAAACCAGCAACGGCTAGTTCGATTACGTAGCGACTTTCATCGACTTTCTTGATATTGTATGGGGGATATTTAATTGGCATCATTTGCGCCGATTGGTCAGCAATGTCTGCTAATCTCTTCATGACGCGGTCCGCGCCAACGAAATACCGATCCATCTGTGGGATCATTGTTGTATCAAATTTCATAGTTTGCTCCTATTAAGCGAGTTTAAAAAGGGTACCATCCGAAGCATGGCACCCCTTATTTATACTATACTTTTAGAAGAAAGTCAATTATTTTTTAAGTATTTCCCATGTTCCATCATAATTTTCTACAAGAGCAGTGCAACTTTCACACCAGTCACCGTCGTTCATGTAAACAATCTCATCATATTGTGTAATTTCTGCATGATGAATATGTCCACAGATAACTCCATCATAACCTTT